AAAGCATTACGTTTACTTGTAACTCAGTTATCGTAGTAGACACAACCGTATAACCAACTAACAAAGGGGCAACAAATGGCACGACTCAAAATAACAAGGGCTAACGGCGAGGTAACTGAGCATCAGATTACGCCTCGAATTGAGTATGCCTTTGAGTTATATGCAAAAAAAGGTTTTCACAAAGCCTTTAGAGATGACGAGAAGCAGTCCGATATTTACTGGCTAGCCTATGAGTGCTTACGCACTAGCGGCGTAGTCGTAAAACCTTTTGGCGCTGATTTTCTCGATGATTTAGTAAAGGTCGAGGTCTTAGACGATGAACCTTTAGGCTAGGGCGAGACTCCCTTACTTATCAGGTAGCGCAGCTATCTATTAGGTTAGGGATCTCGCCTCAGTCGGTACTCGATCTCGACACAGAAATGTACAAGATGCTCATACAAGTATTAAACGATCAAGCTAAGGAGGCCGAGAGATATGCCAATAGAAATAAAAGGCGTTAAAACCACTCTTAAAGCTATCCGTAAAGTAGATCCTGAATTACTTAAAGAGATGAACAAAGAGATTAAGGCCGTAATGATCCCTATCCGGGATAAGGCACGAGGGTACGCTCCCTCACCTCAGCCGGATAACCTCTACGGATGGAACGAAAACACCGTAGGCAAAACTATTACTGCTAAAAACTCGGCCTTTAGAACTTTTAACACTGAGGGCCGTCTACGCCTTTTTCCACTCTATGATTATGAGACAGTTAAAAAAGGTATCTACTACGCTCAAGGTGCCGGCACTCGTAATAAAAATGGATGGCAGGCTTTGTACTACGTAGCTAACAAGTCTGCCGCCGGTGCTATTTACGAGACTGCCGGACGAGCTAACCCGGGCGGCTCCTCTCAAAGTAAATCAAATAACCCTGGAGCAGGCGCTCACTTTATTAGTCGTATGGGCCCTCTATATGGAGATCAGCGACAACAGCGTGGCCGTATGATCTTTAGAGCGTGGGCCGAGGATCAGGGTAAAGCTCAAGCCGCCGTTATACGTGCTATCGAAAACACAGTAGCCGCCTTTAATAAAGGCCGTTACGGTAAGGCTGCATAATGGCGCTAAATATACCTAGCTTGGTCGTAAATGCCGTTAGCACTTGGAACGGTAAAGCTCTTGGTAAAGGCCAAAAGCAGATATCGGGGTTTGAGAAAAGCGTAAAGAATCTAGGTAAGGCTTTTGGTATAACTTTTGGCGCTGCAGCTCTAGCTAACTATGGCAAAAATGCGGTTAAGGCTTTTGCTGAAAATGAGAAATCAGCCGTACGCCTTGCTCAAGTAGTTAAAAACCTAGGGCTTGCTTTTGAGGTACCTCAGATCGAGCGTAACCTAGACGATATCTCGGCTAAGTATGGCCTACAGGGCGAGGTACTACGCGAGGCTTTCCAAAAGCTAGTAGGCGTTACCGGCTCAGCTAATAAATCTACAGAGCTACTTAACTATTCCCTATCAATAGCTGCAGGATCTACCGAGGATCTTTTAACCGTAAACCAAGATTTAGCAAATGCTTACGTAGGTAACAATAAAGGTTTAACTAAATATAATTTAGGGCTCACAAAAGCCGAGCTAAAGACCCTCAAGTTTGAGGATGCGATTACTTTACTTACTACAAAGTTTAAGGGCTCAGCTGAGGCCGAGCTAGATACCTACGCCGGCAAGATGCGCGTATTAGGTGAAGCGGCCGATAATGCTCAGGAGATCATAGGCCAAGGCCTTATTGATTCACTTTTGATTTTATCCGGTAATACCTCCGTCGAGGAGTTATCCGACGATATGGTTAAACTTGCCGAAAATACTCGCGCCGCATTAGTCGAGATGAGCTCGTGGGGTAAAGATGTTTTCGATGCCTTTAGTTATGGCGCTAACGTATTAGAGAAGTTTATTAACGCTACTCAGCCTTTCGCAGACTTAATTTTTGCAGGTGATCCAACCGGCTTTATGGATAAACCTAGACCTCGAGCACGGCGCTTTTTTGAGGGTGGCCAAGATTCCATAGCTGAGGCTAAGTTAGCTAAACAAAGAGCAGATGCCGAGGCTAAAGCCTTAGCGAACGCCAAGCGGATAGCAGCCGAAAGAGATAAAGCAGCTCGAGCAGAGAAAAATAAAATATCGTTATCTAAGGCCGCTGCCGCTTTTGATAGTACCCGGATCTCATTAGCTGCAGCCCTACAGGCTACCTACGACAAAGAGACAAAGCTACGCCTCGAGGCTCTTATGCTTATCGAGGAGGATAAAGGCGATGAGGCCCTAAAGAAAATTAGCGAGCTAGCCAAGCTGCAGAAAAACGCAGACCTAGAGCGCCTAGCAGGCGTAGAGACAATTAGCGGCGCTACTCTCCAAGCCCTAAATACTCAGCTGCTAACAGAGCTAAAAGTTATTAACGATAGCAAGATGGCCGAGGGTAATAAGGAGCTAGCACGCGAGGAAGCGTTTAAGAAATATAACGCTGCTATAACGGCTGCCGGTACTTTGATGGCTAAAGAGGCTTACAGCGAGCGCGTACAGATCCAACTAACCGAAATCGCTCGCCTAGCCTCTCTAAGTAATACCTATAATGCAGCTAAAACAAATAGCCTATTACTTGAGTCTGCCGAGCTTTCTATGATCGATCGAGTAGCTAAGGCTCAAGCCTTGGCCGATGATGCTCGACTAAAAGCCCTTAAAGAGTATGCAGCGGCTTTAGGTGGGATCGGATCTAGTGCTCCTAAAGAGTTTATACCTAACTTTAAGCCTTACCTTACTAATCCTCCATCTACTACTATGGGGCCTTTTGCTCCAACTATTACAGAGATGCCTAAGCTTGTAGATCCTAACGCCGGGGTTACTTATAACCCTACGCAAAATGCAGATCGTAACTACGACATAACTATCCAAGCCGGTATTGGAGATCCTGAGGCTATAGCTAGAGCTGTAGAGGATGTACTTAATCAGTCTACCTATCGAGGCACTACGGTAAACCGAGGCTCAGGTAGGTATTATGAGTAATTGGCTACCGGAGTGGAGAATTACGGTAGGTACTACAGTTTACGATAACGTCCTAGCGGTAAATATGGCCACTGGCCGCGATGATATAGATTTACAATGCAACGCAGGCTACGCTCGTATGGAGATCGTAAACCTTGATAACTCCGCTTTTGATATTGACGTAACCGATGTTTTAACTCTTGAGCTTAAAAATAGCGCCGGTGCTTATGTACCTGTTTTTGGCGGCGCGGTATCCGATTTTGGTATTTCGGTTCGCTCGCCTGAGGAGACCGGGTTTATAACTATCGGTAATATATTGGCCGTAGGATCTCTATCCAAGCTAACTAAAGCCCTTTTCCCAGATGCCTTGGCTAAGGATGAGGACGGCAACCAAATCTACGACGTACTTAACGAGCTGCTTATTAACTCGTGGTTTGAGGTAGCGCCTGCTTTACAGTGGTTTAACTACGATCCTACGACTACGTGGGCCAATGCTGAAAACGTAGGGCTAGGTGAGATCGATCAGCCGGGACTTTACGAGATGATCTCTCGAGCAGCTGAGCCCACTAGCAGCTATAACTTATGCGCTCAAATAGCACAAAGCGCACAAGGACAGATTTACGAGGATAAAGCCGGTCGAGTCTGCTACGCCGATACAGACCACCGTACGGCTTACTTATCGGCTAACGGCTATACGACTTTATCGGCTAACTACGCCGTACCCTCTACAGTTAAAACGATTTTACAGATAGGCAAGATACGTAACTCCCTAGTATTTAATTATGGTAATAATTACGCTAGTCAAGCTACGGCTCTTGATGCTGACTCGGTAGCTAACTATGGCCGCTATCAACTCAGCGTTACTACTAACCTACATAACCTAGCCGATGTAAATACGCTTATGAGTCGAGAACTTGGCCTACGAGCTATACCTCGAGAGCAGCTACAGAGCATTACCTTTAGGCTTGATAACTCAGAGCTACCCGATGCCGAGCGAGATAAGCTTATAGATGTATTTTTTGGCGAGCCTGTGGTTATTAATAACCTACCTATTAATATGTTTAATGGCTCTTTTAATGGCTTTGTCGAGGGGTTCGCTATTAAGGCCACTCCGGGTTATGTAGACCTAACCCTTACTCTAAGCCCTACAGATTTCTCACTGGTCGCGCCACAGTGGGCAACAGTTAGCCCGGGATCCCTTGTATGGACTGGGGTAAATGCTACTCTTATCTGGCAAAACGCTTTTGGAGGTTTAACCTAATGGCAACAGTAACGCCTAATTTTAACTGGCCCGTACCTACCTCGACCGACCTCGTAAAAGATGGGGCTACGGCTATCGAGGCTTTAGGTGATTCTATCGATGCCTCTTTAGTCGATCTTAAAGGCGGCACTACCGGGCAGGTACTTAGCAAAAACTCTAATACCGATATGGATTTTACTTGGGTTACCGATGCTGCAGGAGATATTACCGGTGTTACAGCCGGTACAGGTATCTCAGGCGGAGGTACTAGCGGCACCGTAACGGTAACTAACTCGATGGCTACGGCTATCGATGCTAAAGGCGATTTAATTGGTGGCACCGGAGCCGATACTTTTGCACGTTTAGCAGTCGGTACAAATGGACAAGTTTTAACAGCTGACTCAGCTGAGGCTACTGGTCTTAAATGGGCTGCCGCTGCTAGCGGTTCTATGACTCAATTAGCGACCGGTTCATTTTCAAACAATACATTATCTATTACATCAATTAGCGGCTCATATAAAACCTTAAAATTAATTTTAAGCGACGTGCTAGGTAATAACGTAGACGCTCAATTCCGTTTTAATGGGGACACCGCGTCAAATTATGCTTGGGCGCAAATGAACACTTTAGACACAACAATAAATCGAACTAGCAGTAGTACGGTATTTCAGGTTTCCTATCCTTATTTACACAACACTTACGCAGATAACACTTTTATTTTAACTCTTGAAAATTATACTGATACTACAACTTGGAAACCATTGACTTGTATGTATGCAGGAAACGGCAACAATAGCAAAGACGCGGCTTGGAGCGTTGGAGTTTATGCAAGTACTAGCGCGATCACGTCTATTTCTACAAATCAATCTTTTACAAGCGGTACTTATATTCTTTACGGAGTAAACTAATGAAAATCCTTGAACACAACGCGACTACCGGCGAAATTATTGAGCGCGATATGACCGCTGCAGAATTAGCGCAGTATGAAATTGACGAAGCAGCTCGAGTTGAACAAATGGCAGAGATGGAAAGCAAGGCAACGGCTAAAGCTGCACTCCTTGAACGTTTAGGTATTACAGCCGATGAAGCGGCCCTATTACTTGGATGAGTCTTACAAGCTATAACGGTTATCCGGCCTCTAAAGATCCGGACGAGATTAAAATCAAGTCTTATCCGGTAAAGGGTACGGATCGTAAGCTTAGGTGCGCTGAGAGTGTGGGCCCACTTTTAGCCGCCTTCGCTGCAGAGTTTCACGAGCTAATCGAGCCTATTGACGAGGGTACTTTTGATGACTGGGGCTACGCTTTTAGGATGGTACGCGGTACCACTGATAAATTATCTTGCCACTCATCCGGTACAGCTATCGATCTAAACGCTACAAAGCATCCACTCGGTAAGTTTGATACGTTTCCGGCTGAAAAGGTACCGATGATCCGGGCGCTAGCTAAAAAATACGGCCTCAAGTGGGGTGGCGATTTTAAGAGTAGGCCGGATGATATGCACTTTGAGGTAGAGATAAAACCCGGCAAGGCTCAAGCCTTAATAAAGAGTTTAGGCTTATAATTATCTAAATCCTTAAGGGCACTAAGGAGTAACACAATGAAAGAGCAACTAATCGCAGCCGGTAAATCCTACGCACGTGCAGCTATTGCAAGTGCGGCCGCGCTGTATATGTCCGGGATCTCAGATCCTAAAGTACTAGCTAATGCGTTTATCGCAGGCTTAGTAGGGCCACTACTTAAAGCTATGCAGCCAAGCGAGAAGCAGTACGGTCTAGGCTCTAAATGATCCGGGCCCTGATAGGGGCATTACTGGGGATTTTGCTCTTATCAGGGTGCGGTTACGATGGATGGGTTAGGTATGAGTGCCAAGAGTACAAAAACTGGTCAAAGCCTGAGTGCGTTGAGCCGCAGTGCACGGTTACCGGCACCTGCACTAAGGATCTTATTACGAGAGATGAATAGAGAAAAAAAAAGGCTAACGCCTGAGGATATACACGCTCGCCTAATCTTTCTTATCGGTGCCGTACTTGCCCTTACTTTTTTTGTAATTACAGGCGGTGCCGTTTATGCGCTTGTCTTTGTAACTCAACCTGTAGGGGCTCAAGCTCCTAACGATCGAGACTTTATACAGCTGCTACAGACTCTAGCTATATTTTTGACCGGAGCCTTAGGCGGCGTACTGGCCGGTAATGGCCTTAAATCTAAGCCTAGAGATACGACAAAAAGCGACACGCCTAGCTAGATAGTTGCGATATGTCGGAGGATACCCTCATACTGATACTACACACGCCGAGAGGGCTACTCGGGTAGTAGCCTAATCGGCCTTAACAAAGGGCGATATATGAACAGTGCAGACTTTCTAATAGTGTTTGGCATTACCGGGATAATGGCGGCGTTTATTAAAGCTGCTTATACACTGGGGTACCGACAAGGCCACGGCGAGGGCTTTGTAAGAGGACGAGCTATTTATCAAGCTCTCCAAGATAAAGGCCTAGTGCGATAATGGGATTTTTAGATAACTACGAGGACGTAAACAGCCGTATTAAGCGATTCCGTACGGAGTTCCCTACAGGCAGATTAATCGCCGTAATCGAGGATATAAATCTAGACAAGGGTACGATCCTTGTAAGAGCTGAGGCCTACCGAGAGTACGAGGACACGGTGCCAAGCGCCGTCGATTATGCTTTTGGTAACGTAGCGACACTGCCGCAAAATATGAAAAAATGGTTTATAGAGGACTGCCTCACGTCCGCTTACGGTAGAGTTATCGGCCTATTAACTCCGAGCGATGGCGGTAGGCCTACAGCTCAGGATATGCAAAAGGTAGAGGCCTCATATGCGAGCTCGGAGCCTGATCCTTGGGCCGTAAATGCAGCTAAAGAGGGTATACCTACGATCGCTACAGCTATGGCCACGATACAAGAGGGGTTAGGCGGTGAGTTACCGGCTGAGCCTCCTCGATGCCCACACGGCACGATGGTATGGGCTGAGGGTACGAGTAAAGTAGGGAAACCTTGGGCCGCTTATCGCTGCACTGAAAAAAATAAAGCTACTCAATGCACCCCTCGATGGCACGTATTAGCGAGTGACGGTAAATGGAAACCTCAGGTTTAACCGAGCAGTCTCTCTTTGACTATATAAAGAGCACGTACCTCGAGGATCTGCAAAAGACCGAGCACGAGTACGAGTACATAGATGCCACGAGTACCGGTTATAGGCTAACTATCGAGCTTAAATGCCGTAAAACTCATTACGACGAGCTGATACTCGAAAAGGATAAATACGAGTCGCTAATGGATAGAGCGCACGATCTGGGCTTTACGCCGTTTTATATCAACTCAACACCGAAAGGTATATACGCGTTTAACTTACGCAAAATTACGGTTACTTGGATTACGAGACGTTTACCGGCGAGCACCTTTGATAAGGGTGTAGAGATTGATAAAAAGGTAGCGTTACTACACATAGATAAGGCGGTACAGCTCTAATGGGTGAAATGACTTTTATTAAAAACGGATTCGCTACAACGATAGGCCGAGATGGCGAGGTAACTACTACGGTAGCCGTGCAGTGTGACGGATGCTTTAAGTGGAGTAATGGCCTAGGTGGGCGAGATATTAAGGATATAGGCGATACGGTCGTAATATGGCTGTGTGCGGAGTGCCGTAAATGACTATGTATACGCACGAGTGCAGAGCTTGTAAAAAGGTTACAGATCAAATCGAGCGCGTAATTACCGATAACCTACCGCCATACGTAAAGACCTTGCAGTGTACAAAGTGTGGGGTTATGGGGGTATGTATGATCGAGGAGCCTAAAGATGCCAACCTATGAGTATGAGTGCATAAGCTGCAATATCCGGTACAACTCGATACAGCCAATAGGCGAAAATGTAGCGCCCATATGTTGCGGTACAGCTATGAGGCAGGTCTACTCAGTGCCCGGTATTAGCTTTAAGGGCACCGGATGGGGTGGATCTAAATGAAAATAGGATCGCTATGTACAGGTTATGGCGGCTTAGACCTTGCAGTAGAGGAGCACTTTAACGCTCGTACCGTTTGGTGCGCTGAGTTTGATAAAAACGCCTCTAAATTAATCGATATGCGTTTTGACATACCAAATTACGGAGACATTAAATCGATTAACTGGGCTGAGGTTGAGCCTATAGACATACTTACGGCCGGTTATCCCTGTCAGCCGTTTAGCCACGCAGGATATAGAAAAGGATCAGATGATGAACGACACTTATGGCCATATATCAAAGAAATTATTAGCCACTTACGACCAAGTTATGTTGTATTGGAAAACGTTGCAGGCCACCTTAGCCTCGGATTCGATCAAGTACTCGCAGACCTTACCGAAATCGGGTATGACGCACGGTGGGAAATTGTACGAGCTAGTGATGTCGGAGCACCCCACCAAAGAAAACGATTATTCGTTATTGCCTACCCCGCTAGCCAACGATGCCAAGATCAGTTATGTACCACGGAGACAGATGGGCTTATCGAAAGCTTTACTACCAACTCCGACCACGCAGGAGGGATCAGGTCAGTGCAGGGATTTCCGAGCCGATTTAACTCACGCCACGAAATGTCTTTGCAAACAGCGCCGAATACATTGGATCAACTTGGGAGACTAAACCCTGAGTTTGTCGAATATATGATGGGCTTGCCGGTCGGATGGGTAACAGAATCAGGCTTAGCACGTACTCAACAGCTTAAAATGCTTGGTAATGGAGTTGTACCTCAGCAGGCTAAATATGCGCTTGAGTTACTTACGAGTACGAAATGGGAGGATATAAATGAGGACTGAGATTACGCATACGTGCGACTGTGGTAAAAAGTTTATAATCGATAGCGCACGGCCTTTAGTAGCTGTAACTATCCTGCAAGTATCTATAAAGAATCACTCGGAGAACTGCGACGTAGCCTGTGGATAACCTGTGGAGGACACGCAGGCAGTACGCTCAAGTTATCCACATACTTGCTAGTAACTTGACTAAGGGTTTACGCTCCATACTCGCAGGCGAGCCGCTGAGGCGGATAGCTCGCAGGCGTAGTTTGGTGCTTGTGGCCGGGCTATTGCTATTTACCAATATGCCTACAGCTAAGGC